GTGATCCCTAAAATTTGCTGACGGATTTGGTCTGCCGTATCGGCACTCAAGCCACCTTTTTTCACCAACGTATCCACTTCCTTAGCGGCGGCTTCGGCGCGGGCTTTGATTTCGGCTTGGTATTTTTTCAGATTGATACTGGCGCCAATCAGCGGGCTGATGTTTTTCCCTACAAACGACAAGGCGGCAAGGCGTTTCATCGGGTCGTCTTCTTCCTTGATTTCTTCGAGATTCATCAAAGCATGAAAAACTTCACTTTGGATCATTTCCAAAATGGCGTCGCTTTGTGTGCCTTTGTCGTTGCTGATGTTATCCGAGATAATTTTCGCCGCTTCGGTACTGGCTTTCACAGACGCCAAACGGCGTTCTAACGCTTGCCCGTAGCGGTGCACCGCACTGCGTGAGATGTCGTAACCTCGGGCTTTTAGGGCTTCTTCCAGTGCGCTGTAATCGCTAAAGTTATTTTCAACAAGGGCGGCGTCCAGCCAATCTTTGACGGTTTGCGGCAGTTGTTTGACGGTTGAGCGTTTCGGCATGGCGACTCCTTACCAGTATTTTTCAGGGCGGGCAATGCCGTTAATAGATTCGCTAGTGTACTCGACAAAATCAATGCCTTCCGAGGTCAACTTGCCGTGCCATCGGGCGGTATCGCGTCCGCGTAACTCAATCAATTTGCGTCCGGCTAAATAATCCATTTCTCGGCGTAATTCAAGAGCTGTCAGTTGCATTGGCACGCTTTGGATCGTGGTTAAAATCAGGCTTTCCGGCGCTCCAATAGGGCGTGCATGGTCGAGCGTCAACAAAATCAGCCAGCGCACGTGTTCGCGTTTATTTTTTTCGAATTGGATCATGTTAGCTTCTTCCATACATTAAAATAACCTTATCTAACTTTTCATTAATGGCGTCGTAGCGTGCCGAGTTTACCGATTCGCTCCGGATAGCGTCCTCGCGTCGCTGATAGTCCTCCGGCATTTTTATCTTTAGTTCCATGACGATATTATTGGCGGCTTCCGAAAGTCTGCGCGCCTCTTTGATGTCTTGGTGGAGCTGTTGATATTGGGTTTCGGTAAATTTAAATTTCTCGTTGAGCTTGGATTCAAATTGAGCAAGCAGGATTTTTCCAAAACCAATCAACATACCGATGATGGTAATAACCAGGCTCACAAAAAAGGTGATCACCTGCCATGTGCTGACTTCCGTCATTTTTCCCCCTTTTGCACATAATTAATTAAATCCACGTGCAACCCGGCACAAATGCCGTAAAGGTCATACATTTCCTTTAGCGCCACCAAGACCGCGTCACTGTGATTTTGCGGGAGCGGTGGCAGGGCTCGGCACGGTACCGCTAATGCCGCCGGTAGCGGTTTTGGCTGCGCGGGCGCGGGCTTCGGCGAGTTTGTGCAGGCTGTCAGCAGGATAGCGGCAATCGCGACGGCTATGCCCGTTTTTCGTAAGGATTTGCTGTAGTTCATAGGTTGTTTGGTCTCCTTCGGTTTGGTAATCGGCAAGTTTGGCAATAGTGGCTTGGCTGACGATAGTTGCGGCCATAATGTCACGCCCAAGACGGTCTAACTGTCCCTTAATTTCCGTTTTTTCCACTTGTTCGTAGGCGGCTTTGGTATCGGCAACACCGCGCTCATAGGCTTGGTAGCAACTCCAAATAGTAAACAGCGTAATCAGCACGGCATTTAAAATGGCTCTGCCGATGTCGGTTTTAAAAAGTGCGGTTAAACCTTTTATAAGCATTGCGGAATCCCCCAGTTGATATAAAGCGGTTGCCAGCGGTAGATAATACGCTGTGGATAGCCCCGATTTTCGGCAAAATTCGCACGGCTGCGCCCGCTGTTGACAAGTTCCACGCTTTGCCAATAAGTCAATGGATCAAGCCCTTGCGCCTTGGCTTTGCGTTTATCACGTTGCACCCAACCCAAGCCCCCGTTATATGCCGATAACATAAAGGCTATACGGTCGCATTCGGTACGCGCATTAATCTGTTCATAGTTGTAACGGTTATAACGTACTAACGCCCGCAACGCCCAGTCGGGGTTATAAGGCTGATTGTCGGCAAGTTCGGGATACAACGCCGAAATCCAATCGGCGGTTTTTGGCATAAACTGCGCCAAGCCTTGCGCACCGACGGGCGAAAGTGCGGTCGTTTTCCACTGTGATTCCTGGTGGATTTGTGCGGCAAATACAGGGATTGGGGCATTTAAGCCCCATACGGCGTAGCTTTCGCGGGTGAGCGTGCGTTGATATTGTTCGGCTTTTGCCGGGGTAGCTAAAGCTAACGGCACGCATAAAAGCGAGGATAGCAACAGCGCCACAAAGGCATAACAGCAATATTTGAAGCACTTATTGGTGCGATGGACAACGCGCATAGTTATAGTCCTAATGTCACGCCCAAAATAACCGCACCAACAATGAGCGCACGGCGTAATATCACCATGGCAAAGACGTTCAAATAGCCGTCGCAAATCGGATATTCCGGCTGATTTTCAGGGCGCAAGGCAAGCTTGGATTCGCGTTTATTCCAACGTTCGCGCAAATAACTGCCGGGGCTCGAATACGGAAACAAGGCGCGGTCAAGGTGGTAACCGATAATGGATGCAATAGACACTAGGGCCAATTTATACAACACTACAGGCAATTGCGCAGGTGAAATAAGACCAATGATCGCAAGTAAACACAGGGCGGAAATGACCCAAGATAATAGGCGACCGTGCTTTAATGCGTTAAAAAAACCTTTCATAAAAACTCCTTAGTTTTGATAAATGTGGTGGTTTGGAGTTTTTAGCTTAGCTATTTATGAAGTGCGCGTATTTTGGACGCGTTTAGAATATTTTTGATGCACGGACAGGCAAACTAGGCATACCGAAAAACAGCAAGAAAAGGATCTCACAATGTAATGTATCAACCGTTTGCGCATTTAACCACTCGCGGCAAGCCTTATGACCTGCCGCCCTTACCGAATAACGAAAAACGAGGAAAAACAATGGAAAAATTAACCTATGAACACATCCAATCTGTGATTAAATCCGTCGAATATGTGCAGGTTGGCGTGCTGACAATTTGTGTGCTGACATTGCAAAACGGATTTACAGTAACCGGCGAAAGCGCCTGCTTATCGTTAGCAACCTTTGATGCGGAAATTGGCAGAAAAATCGCACGTGACAATGCGGAAGATAAGATTTGGCAACTGGAAGGCTATTTGGCTAAACAGCGGATGTTTGAAGCGACGCAGGGTAAATAAAAAACAGGGCGAAAGCCCTGTTTTTTCTTAGTTAAAGCTCATTAAGCAAAAATTGCTTATCAGCCTCTTTTGCTTCTTCATCTTTGATATTTATTAATTTTTGCGACTTGTAATAGATTTTTACGGGGTCGTATTTCCCGTTTTCATTGTATGTAGTCAGTAACACCGAGCCATCAGCAAAACTATAACTCTCTGCGATGAGCTCCCCTTTCTTTACACTTTTTTTGCCACTCCCCACTTTAGAGTTATTCTCCATTAAATCTTCTTTTGAGATTACAGGCTCACCGTATTTTTCCGTTAATAACGGCAGTAATTTTTCTTTTGGGTATGCTGGAACCTCTGTCATTTGCAATTTAACTGTTTGCAATGTATTGCCAATAAATCTTAGTTCAGCGCGCACATACCCTGCATTAAATGCAAATTTGTCGCAATAAAAAAAACCGGGTATTGCTCGGAAAGGGTTGTTTATTTCAGGTATATGCCATTCACTTTCGCACAATTTATCCTTACTTTTCACATCCTCTAAAGTCATCCCAAACTTTAAATCCTTATACCCGTCAACGGGTGCGGCATTAACTACCATCGGTACTAATATACTTAACAATGCAATAAGTTTTTTCATTTTGGTTTCCTTTTTTTTGGTTAATAAATTCTTATTCCTGCGCCTTCGCCCAAAGCGCCATTAACAGTAAGCCTAAAATAGCCATGATATGCCCGGACAGGCCGAAAATTTGATTTTTTGCCATATAACTGCCAGCGATGATGATCACCACCGAAAAAATAAAGAGTTTAAACAGTCTCGATTTAATTAGCTTGACACGGATTTCTTGTTGTCTTCGTTGCTCGTCAGCTAACCTTTGCCTCTCTATTTCGGCAAAATGCAGTCTAATGCCGTAAGTACACGGCCCATTCCCGCAATACTCATTAAATCTGAGGGTTGCCTTATTACACTGCGGACACAACACCCTGTGCGGGTGATCTAACGGGATTTCTGCGGTGTGCTGCCCGTGGTAGTGATTTTCGGTTAAGTTGCCGCTGACTTGCGTGTTATTGTTTCCTTGGATTGTCATCGTCATAGCCATAATCCTCCATGTTGTGTTTAGCTAATGAGACTCTAATTCTTATTATTTTTTTCGGCTTTTCCTTGCGATTTGTACATTGTTATCGCCTTTGATTTCCATCTTATCGGCGTCTGTATGGTTGTGTTGTTGGTTATGATTTCCTTCAATTTTCATGCCGGCGGAAGAAGCTATCCCGCCTAACATAAACTGGCGCACGGCAGGTGGTGCGGCGCGGAAGGTGGCAAGTAGCTGTTCTTCTTCTGCGGTGAGCGCACTTCCGGCGCGGGTACCGAAGAGTACGTAATTAACATCTATTCCGATCTTTGCAACTTCGGCAAGATAAACAGCATTTGGGAATGTAATATCGCCCTCATACTTTAGTTGTGATTGCTTTTGCACCCCACCAATAGTGCCAAGTTGTGTCTGATTTAATCCCAGTCTTTCTCTTTCTTCTTTTAAACGTAATCCAATCGTCATAAAAAACCTCAAAATAAAAGTAAAATGTACTTTACAAGTACATTTTTCTGTACCATAATACTTTAAAACTTAGCAAAACATTTCATAAATCTTTAATTAATAACAGGAGAGCTAATAATGACACCAGAAGCAGTAAAACGCAAATTTAAACAAAACGGTTGGACGTTCGCCGCATGGGCAAAAGAACACGGTTACACCCCCGTGGAGGTTTCCCGTGTGTTGAACGGATTCGCCAAAGGTGACCGTGGCAAGGCGCATGAAATCGCCTTAAAACTTGGACTCAAAAAACCGATTAACTAACGAGGTGCCATATGAAAAGCCTACTTATCAAACTACATAACCGCTTTTTAGCCTGTCAATACCGCGCCACCAAAGCAAAAAACGTCATCAGCAACCAAGCCGTCAAAAATAACGGTCGTAATCGTGATGCGCGCGATATTGCCGAAGAGTTTGGCGTACCGTTATCCGTTGCCGCCCGTTTTGTGAAATAAGGAGTGAGACATGGAGAAGGTCAATTCCGCCCAGCGTGCTTTGAGGGTGATTAAAGTGTTACAAAACAATTCGTTCAACGGGTTAAGCAATAAAGAACTCGCCACTGCGCTAGACGAAAGCCCGGCAAATATCAGTCGCACCCTTGATGTACTCAAAAATGAGGGTTTTGTGATTAAGTTGGAAAGCGGCAAGTTTGCATTCAGCTCCCTCTTTGCTCAAATCGCCATGCGCCACGCCGCCAATATGGACAAGGCAAGTGCGCAAATTAACGAACTTAAACAACGCTTAGGCACCGCCGCCTACTAAGGATAAACCATGACAGATTTAACAATGGAACAAAAACAAAACGCTATGTCATTAGTTGCAAAACAAATGACTCAAGCAAAAACCCAAGCCCACGAGATATTTGGGATGGTTAAGGCATTCGATTTTACCCAAAAACTGCTAACCGTTAGCACTTTAAAACTTTTAGCAAATATCAAAGAAACCAAACAATACAAAGACTTAGATATTTATGACGCCACTGGAAACTGCCAACACGTTAGCACTTGGGATGATTTTTGTAATTTGCTTGGCTTTAGCCGTCAAAAAATCGACACTGATTTACTCAATTTAAGTGATTTTGGCGAGTCATTTTTAGAAACCTCCCAACGCATCGGCTTAGGCTACCGAGACCTGCGCAAACTTCGCAAATTGCCGGAAGATGCCCGCGCCGAAATAGTGGATGCTGAATATTCGGAAAGTGCCGACAAAGAAGAATTGTTGGAAAAAATCGAAGAATTGACCGCAAAACACGCACAAGAAAAACAAATCTTAGAAGGTCAATTAAAACAAAGCCATGCCAACTATGAAGCGCAAAGCAAGGTGTTAAAAAACAAAAATGACCGCATTAATCAACTCGACATCGAATTAGAGAAAAAGAAAAACCACATCAACACGTTAAGCCCGGACGAAAAAGGCGGCTTGTTGCGTAAAGAAACCTCGCAACTGGTTTACAACGCGGAAGCCATTTTACGCGGGCAAGTGTGGAAAGCCTTTGAAACGTTGGATAGTCACACACAAGAAAGCGGCATTGACCATAAACAATTTATGGTGGGTACGCTTGCGGAGATTGAGTTAGTGCTTAACGAGTTGCGCACCGCCTTTAATTTGCCACGCTTGGCAGACGGTGACAACCGTCCTGAATGGGCTCGCGAAGATTTTGAAGGCAAAAACTACGACGCAGAATTTAACGCCATTTTAAATGGTGAAAATCAATAAGGATTTACGTTATGGCGATTTTACCTGAAAAACTCCTCGAAATTGCGCAACAAGCCGCCAATGCGCCACATGGCAAAAAAGGTGAGGTGTATGCGCAAGCCTGTGAGTTACTCAATGTTAGCCATGCCACGTTAATGCGCGAACTTAAAAGTCTATGCGCCCCAAAAGCGCGCAAACAACGCAGTGATAAAGGCGCGGTGGCGCTAGATCTGGACGAAGCGCAAACCATATCCGCTTACTGGCTGGCTTGTCGGCGCGGGGTCCACAATAAAGTAATGTCGAGCTTAGCAAGCGTGTTAGAGGTACTACGCGCCAATGGCGAGATTAAGGCGGAATACATCGATGAAAGCACGGGAGAAGTACGGTTGCTTTCAGAAAGTGCGGTTAGCCGCGCGTTACGCGCTTACAACCTACACCCGGAACAACTGTCCCGCCCTGCACCGGTGAATGCAATGAAGAGTTTACACCCGAATCATTGTTGGCAAATCGACCCGTCTTTGTGTGTGTTGTATTACCTCAAAGAGCAAGCGGACGGCGGCAACGGCTTAAACATTATGGAAGAAAAAGAATTCTATAAAAACAAGCCGGCCAACATTAAAAAAGTGGAAAACCAACGGGTGTGGCGTTATGTGATTACCGACCATGCCTCCGGGGTAATCTTTGTGCAGTATGTGTATGGCGGGGAAAGCGCAGAAAATCTATGTAACTGCTTTATTAATGCCATGCAAAAACGCGATACAAAAGATCCGTTTTGTGGTGTGCCCAAAATGGTGATGTTGGACCCGGGCTCGGCGAATACCTCCGCTATGTTTGCCCATTTGTGCAATCAGCTCGGCATTAAATTGCAAGTCAACGCACCGGGTAAACCACGTGCCAAAGGACAAGTGGAAAAAGGCAACGACATTGTGGAGCGTCAGTTTGAGAGCGGTTTGCGCTTCACCCGAGTAAGCGGGTTGGCCGAGCTGAATCAACTGGCGGGACGTTGGATGACGTATTTTAACGGCACTGCCGTACATACACGCCACAACAAAACACGCTACCAAGCCTGGCTTGGGATTACCGCCGAGCAATTAGTAATGGCGCCAAGCCTTGCTATTTGCCGCGAATTGATGGTGACCAAACTCACCACCCGCAAAGTGAGCTCAGAATTAACAGTGAGCTTTGACGCCAAAACCTATGATGTACGCCACATCACCGAAGCCATGGTGGGCACAGAAATCACTATTGGTAAAAACCCTTACCGTCCCGACTGCATTCAGGTGCAACGAGTGGACGATGAAGGGCAACAATACTGGACGGTGGTTGAGCCGGTGGCATACGACGACCACGGGTTCCGCGTGGACGCGGCGGTTATCGGCGAAGAGTACAAACCGCACAATAAGAGCGTGTTTGAGTATAACAAAGAGACTGTAGAGCGCATCGCATACGACGCCGAAACGGAAGACGAGGTGAAAGCCGCCAAGAAAGCCAAAGCGCCTTTATTTGGTGGTCGTATTGACCCATTCAAAGTGGTGAAAGAACACGATTATGTGGATTTCATGCCGAAACGCGGAAAAGAGCACGAATTGACCGCCAACGCCAAACGGGTTGAGCTTGCTCCTCTCAACACGATTGAGGTGGCAAAACGGCTTAAAGCCCGTTTCGGCCATGAATACACGGCTGACACCATGAAATGGCTAAATCAGCGTTATCCAAACGGCATGAGCGAGCAAGAATTGGAAGCATTACTTGCGCAAGATCACTTACCGGCAACCGCGAAACCATTGCGTTTAGTCAACGCATAAAAGGACGGCATTATGTTGAAACTTAAAGCAATTTTAGAAGAGAAAGGCATTTCTCAACGCAAACTGGCAAGACTGTTGCTAGTTTCCCCGGCGGTGATCACCAATTTAGTGAATCATGGCTTGATGATAAAAACCGGCACCGAGCAATTTAAAACACGGTTGACCGAGGTGTTAAAAACACTGGGGATTCCGACCGCACTTTCTGAGCTTTTAACGGAAGATTCCGCAGGCGCGGCAACGCCTGCGGAGGATTCCCCTAACCTTGACGAGCAGTCAATAACTACAACAGAGGAAGACACTATGTTACTCGCAAAACAGGCTTTATTTCCAGCCACTAAAAAACATTTTTCATTATTCAACAACCCATTCACCGACGAAGTGCGGTCGGCAGAGGAAGTGTTTTCCTCCCCCGATGTGCGTTATGTGCGCGAAGCACTGTTTCAAACCGCACGTTTCGGCGGATTTATGGCGGTGGTCGGCGAAAGCGGTGCCGGCAAATCCACCCTGCGCCGTGATTTGATTGAGCGCATTAATCACGACGGTTTGCCGGTGATTGTGAT